ATTGGAAGACCAGATAAACACCAGTGGAATGTGTTGGCATTGATTCCCGTCCCATTTATAGTCATATACTCGAAAATTCTGCATATTATCAAATGCAGCTGTAAGCCACTTAACCTTTGACACGCTTAGATCCTGCGTGATATAATCATCATTAGACAGGAATGTCCTAAATGCTGCTTCTGTTTTTCCTTTTTTGAGCTTCGAGACCTCAAAGAAATTCAGAAGCAGTATTTTGTCATCCATAAGTTCAGCCGTAACCATATGTTTTATCCTCGGCATTCCGTCAGCCATTTCTACCATTTCTGGTGTAGCTTCTGCTCTCGGTGTGGCAGATAATTTTCTTTTTTCCATTGTGCATGTCTCCTTATAAACTCATCATAGAGAACAGATCCATCTGTCCCTCAAGCTCATTTAACTTTTTCTTGCGCGCCTCTTTCTCAGTATTCTTTTTATCCTTAGCAATTTCTTTGGTGCTCAGCTTGCGATTATCTGAATTACTCTTGAGAGTTGTATCGTAATCAGGTCTTGCTTTATCCGCAGTTTTCTTCGTCTTTTCCTGTGCTCTCTTTGCTACTGTATCCGGCTTTTTAGACTCTTCTTTCCGCTTCGTCTTCCTTTCCTTCTCTTCCTCCGCCTTATCATCCTTGCGGTAATAATCCTCAGCCCATTCATAAACCACATCATCACGAACTGCGCAGCTACTGCCCTTTGCCTTCTTCCTTGCCTGCTCATAAATGTACTTGTAGCATTTCTCCCATGTCTTATGGTTTTGGCAAATATCAGATGCAAGGCTTTCAGAATCCTTACATCTCTCAATCAGATACTCGATAATAGGCTCTGTGAATTCCTTTTCCTTTGCCTTTTTGAGTTCTTCCTGCAATTTGGTGATAGCACCAACAACGCCAATGTAAACGGAGCTTGTTTGGGTATTTCCCGCTACTACACCATCCATCTCTGTGTGAACTTCTCCAGTCTCTTCTGGTTCGCTCTGTGCCACTTCTTTCTCCGCTTCTCCATTTTCCTCAACTTCACTTACCAGATTGTTTGTAAGCCATTCATATTCGTTTGCCAATCTCTCATTTGTTACATCAAAGAGGGTATTGCCGTCCTTATCATAAAATGCCGTTACCTCTGTTCTTCTTAGTACCTTGTAAGTCTTGCCGAAGGCTTCTACCTCTGCCTGTGTGTCTTCTCCGGAGTATGCTGTTTTGAGATAATTCTTAACAATCTCCGCCCATGTAACACCATAAGCATTATCATTTTGGCTAACCTTTACTTCCGCAAAATGCTGATCTGGTACTTTCGTAAAATGTTTCGCTTCGTTCATGTTATTTCCTCCTGTTCAAAATCGAAAAAATATGTAAAATGCTCTTTTTCCACTGTTTTTTGAGTAGTTACAGTCCCACTTCTGAAGATTAATGAATTGAATAATCTTCTGCATGTCCATACCTGCGAATGAAAAATCGGTGTGAACCATAACTCCTGCCCCAGCTGCTCCGTGGGAAACAGGACGTGCCCTGTTAATGGGTTCGTCAGTGTATTTCCTATGCACACATATCCCGCACATCCAAGTAGCGACAGCTGTATGTAGCACATCATCCCAGCTATTCTGTCAATGTCCTGTCCTACAAAAACCACATGATTTTGAAAATTATTCTTGCATTTCTTCATGGTATTTGCAGCCGCTATCAGCGTTGCCCCAGCACCGCAGGCCGGATCACAAATGGATAAATACCCTTGTTTTTCAATATTGCCATCAACATCCTTACAGGTTATTTCTGACATCATCTTGCATATGCAGTAAGGTGTAAAAAATTGTCCTTTCCAGTGATTCCCCAGTTCCAGCCTCATATACATCGCCCCGAGAAAGTCCTGTTCTGGGTTTCTTTCCAGCGCCATTGTTACCACCGCAAAGAGCTTCGCCACAACTTCTACGGAACCCAGTCGTTTCATGCACTGATCATATTCTTTCTCCCGCGCCTCGAATCTGTCTGGTCTACGGTCAACCGCATTGCTCAAACTGCATGCCATTGCAGTTATTACATCAGCCCACACCTGCCAAGAACTCCGGCAGTAGCACAAGGTCCTGAATATATCCAGAAATTCTTTTTCTGTGCCTTTTATGACTTCATCTGTTTTCTTCATACCGACCTCCCAAGCATCTCATCCAGACGCTTCTGCACATCTTTCGGGATAGGGTTGTATTGTGGTTTCTGACTCGTCTCAATCTGCAACGGCGGTTGTTGTTCCACAATCTCCGGAGGAACGTGTTGCTCAATAAGGTGTAGTTTCTGCTGTTCTACAAATTTCGGTATCTGCCGGCTTGTCTGCAGCTGCTTTACCTTTTCCTCATACGCCATTCTGAAATTCGCCCGATTCGCTTCCGGGTTTTCTCCATGACATATCTGATTCCACCCAAGATTCTTGACTATAGAAGCAGCCATATCGTCCATTGCAGCATATGCGCCATCCGGATTATTCCAGCCGTATGTGTGAATCGCCTTTTGCACAGTTCCCCAGGCTTCCTCAAACGGCAGTACCGGTTTATTACAACGCTCTACGCATAACCTCCTGATTTCTGCTATACTCGGCGGATACACCGAAGTGCTGATATATTCCATTGCTGCATTCTCTGCAACCTGATAATCGATGTCCTGAAGCATCTTGTACCAAAACTCCAAAGAAGCTATATCGCCCATAATTTTTGAATTTGGATAAGCTGCAATAAGGGCTGTGGATATAACCATAAACTCTTTTTTATTCACCTTCAGCCCACCCCCTTGCCATACTCGCAAACTGTTCTACTCTGGATCCACTATCCTGATTCTGATTAATTCCACGATTGTAACCAGGGGTACCGCCTCTATCCTGCTCTTTCTGCAACCATCTTGTGATGAATCTTGTAATACCTCTTGCAGTCTTTCTCTTGTCCGGATTGGACAATAACCACCCTTTCATGTTTCTCAAACACTGCATAACATCAACAGCTGGATAAAGCTCCGACCAGTTATTCACATCTGCCTGAGTAATTCCATGCTCTTCCCCGGTATTAAGCTGCAAGGTGATTACCGATGGTTCCGGCGGCTCCGAGAAGTTTTGCTCGGAGCATACAATCGTATTGGATTCCGATTCGGATTTGGATTCGGATTGGATTGGATTACGGGAACATTTGCTGTCATTTGATTTAACTTGCATGCAAATGTTTTCAAATGTTTTCTCTTGTTCTCCATTAACATCAAATGGCATCAATAGTTTACAAGAACTGTCATATTCGCCATATTTACTTTTTTTATTTCTGACTGTCTGATATTGCTCCCAAGTTACCAATTGCAGGGTCGGTCGTCCTTGCGTCTCATACACTCGGACCAGCCCTACCGCCGATAGCTTATTAAGAGCCTTTTCAACATCTTTTTCAGTAATATCTTTAAGCGGAAAACAAGTATTTTTAACAATTTTTATTCTTGCATCAAATCTCCCATAATCATCACAGGTAACAATCAGCCGATAAAACATCACCTCCTCGAACCAAGTCAAAACATCTATGGTATCTGACCTGCAAATGGATTCTCTCAATAATCTGTTCGGCATCCTATCACTCCTTTCATGTGCCGGGCCCCCACCTTATCAAGCAGGCTCCCGGCGCATTTTTTAATAAATCACTTTACTGCCATTGTCCGTTTTCACAACATCTAAGTTCTGCGGAAATCTGGCTTTCATTGTCGGATCGTGAGTGATTGCCATAATCTTGATTCCCGGATATCTCACGCCGATAGTTTCCAGAGCATCGCAGTACGCCTGAATTCCATCGCCGTCCAAGAACGGCGGCTCATCGATAAAGAGCATTCCGAACTGGATACCAGCCGTGGATGATTTGATTTCAGCCAGGGCAAGGATTACAGAGAGGGAAGATTTCACTTTTTCTCCTCCCGACTTGCTCAGGTAAGGAAGTGAAGATTTTCCGTATTCTTCGATGAAGATATCCAAAGTAACAATTTCTTTCTTGCTGTTGCTTTTCAAAACTTTCTCAGTTCTGAAATCAACTCCCAGCTGCCCGCCGGTCATCTGGCTTAAAATGCTGTTTGCAGTCGCCGACAGTTTCGGGATGATAGTTCTGATAATCTGATGCGGGATACCGTCCTGAGAGAAAGAAAGCTTCAGCTGCTCATAATCCGCGGCGTCCTCCGACAATTCGTTGATTTCGTTCTGTATCTCGGAGATAGCTGCCTGCATTCGCCTAATCTCGCTGATTTTCTGCTCAAGCCCTCCAATACTTTTCTGCAGTTCCTTTGCATGGACCGTCAGAAACTCCGCTTCATCAGCCAGGATATTGCGCTGCGCTTCCACCTCCTCAATTCCGACGGCTTGAATCAGCTCCGCTTCTGCCTGCTCCTGTTTCTCTGCAATCTCGCTTTCCAATTCCAAAATGGTCTTCCCCAATTCCTCTATCCTCTTCGCAGCGTTGGAACGGCGTTCTTTTACGACCGGAAGATCTTTTTCCTTTTCGATCCACGGTTTTAATTCAGCCATTTCAGCGGTAACTCTCTGGAATTTCAGATAATCCTCTTTGTACTTCTCCCGTTCTTCTGCAAGCCTCTGGGCTTTTAATTTCAGCGTATCAAGCCTTTCCTCTGCTTTTGATATATTTGATAGGGTAGTATCTATTTGGGCTCTAATTACGGCAATACGACTTTCATCTTCCTGCAGTTCCCGCAGCATAGATTCATACTTCCGGAGCCGCTCGCATTCGTTTCGCAAAGCATCCAGTTCCTCCGACCGGAAGTTCATGGCCTGCACCTCAGCATCCGCATTTACCAGGTCCTTTTCCAGCGCCGACAGGCTCTTATCTCTGTCGATCTGCAGATTCACTTTCTGCTTTGGTATTCCAACCAGCACTTCCTTGGCCTGAATGGCATCCGCCAGAAAACGACACCCAGCGTTCTCGATGTTGGTGCAGCCAGAGTTTTCAAGAAGCTCCGTTCTCTTTCTCAGTGAAGCCTCCTCTTTCAGAAGTGCCCGTTCCTGCTCGTTGAAATATGCTTTTTTGCTTTCAAAGGCATAAGCAATTCGATTTCTTTTATCCATCAATTCGGCATGGGTCTGCCTTTGCCGGTACATATCCTCTAGCTTCTTTTTCTTTTCTTCATACAGCGCTGCATTCTCTTTGATTGCCTCGGCGTCTGTCCGGTTTTCCAATTTCTCAAGATCTTTCTGCAAGACCGAAAGCCGGGATCTATCCAAAGAAATATCTGCCCCCAGGGAGGCAATCTCCTTATCTGTGCTTTCAATCTCCGCCGTCTGGTTGTACAGCGTGGCTCCGGTGATAAGCGTTCCGGTCAAGCTGTCCAGCTCCCGATACCGTCCAACCTTCTCGGAGATTTCGTTTTCCATTGCAAGAGCCGAATCGCAACCGACTACAATAGTCTCCTCAGCCTCTCTATTTTGACCTGTAGCACGCTTTTTCCCCTCCAGAATAGAAATACCCTCCAGAAGCTTCTGGTACCTCGTCTGGGCCCCCTTCATCGTTGACAGTACAATCGCCTTATTATTCAATTCCAGATTCTTCTGCTTCAGCTGCTCCTCTGCCGCTTTGAGGGATATCTTCTTTTCGTCCAGTTCCTCTGCCGGATTGCCGTAAGCGAGGATATTGCCAGACTGCACTTCAATGTTCTTACGTTTCCCATTGATTATTCGGTTCCTGTCAGCGGCCAGGTCTTTTGCAATGTCTTCCATGGCTCCATAAATGCCCAATCCCAGTAAATTTCCAAGGATAACCATGCGATCCTCTTTCTTGGCCTGCAAGAATAACCCGTACTGGTCCTGCATGATCAGAGCGCAGCTGCGGAAGGTCAGGCTGTCTACGCCAATGATTCTCTCGATGTCAGCCTGTGTGTCGTTGAATTTTTCCTGTGACCGGTCCTTCCATTCCCCATTGACAAGTTCTGACAGGTTCAAGCTTCCTTTTCCAGATTTTGTCCTGGTTCTCACAACCCTGTACACCGCATCGCCAATACCAAAGGTAAAGGATATGTAACCAGAACTTGCGCTTTCATCATTCCGCAGCCACATGGGTCTTTTATTATCATCTTTCAATGAACCTTCTCTTGGCTCCTCAAACAGACAGTCAATAATCGCATCCATGAACAAAGAACTCTTTCCAGCTCCGTTCTGGCCATTTATAGTACAAAACTGAATATCTTCAAAATTAAACTTCTCTTCGGCATATGTCCGGTAATTCTTCACTTCAATCTCAATGGGGACGAACATCCCCGAAAAAGCACAGGATGTATCGCTTGCCAGAGCTTCTGCAATAATCGGTCTGGCTTTTAATACCAGACGTTCAATATTCTCCGGCGAATATCCTTTATCTGTCAGGTACTCAACAAGGTTTCCCTCTGGATCCGATTCTTTGGACATATTCCTCCGATCAGCAACTGCCTCTACTCTTTCCGGCGTGACGCCAGTAACCCAAAAGGCTCCGTCTTCATAGAGGGCGTTGGCAACCACATTTGTATTAAGCGCTTTATGCTTTTCAGCAGAGCATTCGTAAAGGACCCGGACAATCTTATCTGCAGCTGCTCCATTCCAGCGCCAGAAATTCATTGCCACCTCATCGATGTGCCCCTGCAAAATTGCGGTAATATCTGTATCTGTAAAATGGTAGGTCAGGAATTCTCGATACGGTGTCTTCACAAATTCAGAAGATAACCGCACTTCCTTTCCGCCCTCAAAAGGACTTTCAAAGCTATGTATCCAGAAGCCACGTTCCTGTCCCTCGTCATTGAAGTTGTTAGCGTTGATACTGCCGGAATAGAAAGCATTATCAACACTTTCTAATTCCTGCGGTCGGTGGATATGCCCTAGGGCAACCAGATCGTAATCCGCAGCTTCCAAGCTCTCAACCGGTATGATCGGTTCAAACTGTGTCAGGAGCTGCGACTGACCGCTTTCTGTATTACAGCCAGGTACCGTATAATGCGCCATCAAGACAGCTACTCTATCCGGACGGCACTGGGCTTTTAAGCCCATCACGATGTTTCCAAGCTCATTTGAAAAGGTTTCATTCTCCTCCTCTTTCCCGAGACCAGGGAACTTTGCCCGGAAAAATCCATGATCAAAACCCGGAACCACCGCAATATCTGCATACTCTGTCTGAATGACCTGCGGCTCTGTTACCACATGGATGTTTCTGATCTCAGAGAAAAACTCCTTCAAGACCTGAAACTGTCCTTCCCCGTCATGATTCGGCGTACCTCTCATGACAACTATGTGCTTTGCAACTGCGGACAACTTGGAAATGATTTCTTTGGCTGTGATTACTTCATCACAGCACCGATCCGACCAGGTCCTCCCAGTATGGAAAATATCGCCAGATACCAACACCAGCTCCGGGAGCTCCTCTCTGGCTTTCTCAACCATGAATTCCAAACACTTTTTCGTATCCAATGACCGAAGATTCACTCCGTCTTTCTCCGGTCCCTTAAAAACCCCTATATGCCAATCAGCTGTATGTAAGATCTTCACTATCTTCTTCCCCCTCTCTGCTCACTTCTCACAATTTTCTGGCACTTATAGCACAACGGTCTGTCAAATTTTTCAACAGAGTAATTCCAGACTCTTTCTGGAATCACTACTCCGCATTTGTCACAGCAAAAATCCTGTGTTCTATCTTCCGGATCATGCATAGGAACATTCGGCGGCGCCGGTCTGCTCTGCTCATGGGCGGCAGCTTCCTTGTGCTGCGTCACAGGATCTGCCGGAATATCCACTTCATCATCTGCAGACTGCGGAATAGAAATGGTCTGCATAATCGGCTGTGTGTTTCCGAACAAGTTCCCTACCGACTGCATGCATTGCTGTAACATCATCTGCTTAACCATCGGATCATTGTAATCCGGAGAAAATGACATTCTTGCTACCGCAAAAGGTTTTTTCAGCTCCTCCATGGTGTACATACTCTTGATGCCGAGTAGATCGCGTATTACCCGAAGAATTGCGCCGGTAGCTGCTTTCTGCGGAGCATTGGAACGAAGCTGCGCCATAGCCTCCAGCAGGCTGTTCTCGATATACTTCCCTCTGTCCTGCTCTGCCACAAAAAACATTTCCCTGTCCCACTGCCCTGCGTACTTATCAGCGGCAGCTTTTGCAGCTCTCTTGTCTGTAATACCTCTGACAGCTTTTTCTTCATAAGCAAGGCGGTATTTCCGCTCCTCTGTTGCCAGATCAATGATTTTGAAGTTATTACTGGTTCTCACACTACCGTCCGGCAGGCGGAGGGCACCATAGGCACTTGCCTTCCAAGTGTTTTCATCCACTTTCACCACATCGCCGGCTCCGGGCGCAAACTGGATTCCTGCTTCTGTTGCCAACCGCTGAAGGAAAGGCTTTGTCAGAGAATACAGATCTTCATAGCGGTTATTCCCCAAACTCCGGGAACCAACCTTGAAAATCTGTGATGCGTTAGGATTGGTATCCACATAGAGCAAGGAAACACTCAGTTTGTAATAGGGGTTAATCTGTTGAGATTCCACAAATGGAATTGCCAGGTTGTAATTGTTTTTCTGGCTCAGAACATTTTGAATAGATAAAGAATTTTCCATAAAATATATCCTCCATATTGATTTATTGGTAAATCCATGCTACAATATGGTTAGACTTGAAGGGCGCTCTGGTTTTACCGAGTGCTCTTTTTCCATATTCAGCACATTTATTGCAACTAAAATGGTCGCATCTACGAAAGCTCGCGCTTTCACATCTTCTGCAATCAGTTGAGCCAGATATTCCGGTTCCAGTCGAAGTCCGCCACTGTTCCCGAAACGCTCAATGATTGAACAAAGCTTCTTCTCTGCACGTTCTCTTGACTGCTTAAATTTTTCCTCGGAAATTTCAAAACCGAGATAGCCTTCTGTCAGATTTTTCATCACACTCCCTTTCCCGGTTACAAGATTTTTTCAATCCCACAATAGATACCAAATGCCATTAAAACGATAAACAGATACTCCCCGCCGACACCAAAGTATCCTCTGGATTCATAGACCATTTCCAGCAAAATGATTGACAGTGGCACCGTGATAGCAATCGTCAGGCCGAGACGAATCAGAAAGAAAAATGCCCTTCTGATTCTCAGCTTCGTTCTCATGGAAAGTCTCCACTGTTTCTTTTGCTTCGATACCGGACGCAGATATATTGTGACCTGTGAATCTCCAGTGAGGTATCTGCAGTCCAGAGCCACCGGCAGTTTATATGTTTCCTTACGCATCGAATTATCCTCCTTCCGCTTATGATCTTGCGATATTCGCAAAATTTAAAACCAACTGGCGGCTATTGCTGTCCATAATCAACAAGCCCTCAAACTGCTTTTCCTGGCGCATCTGCGTCTTTACCTTAATATCCTCGCAATCGCACCGCTCTCCCGGATCCAGATTGGCTCCGCACTTGTCGCATATATATCTGTGCATCATTACACCTCCGTTTCGATATAGCACCGAGAGTTGAAGTAACTCTTTGGAATCCTGCCAGCTGGATACTCCGTAATCAGATTCCCCGAAGAAATCAGTTCTTTTCTGAGTTTTCTGATTATACTGTATGCCTTTGACTGTTTCACTCCCAAGAGAACCATCACATCCTCTACCGTGTAATAGTTACGTTTCTCTTTTGAAATAATCTCCAGAACGCCGTTCCGGCCCTCAACCATTGTTGGAACTGTCTGCACAAAATCACCTCCACAATTCTTTATTTGCAGTCTGAAAAACAACTTTTTCATTCATTTCAAATTTTTCTCTACCCACACCCTCAAGGATTGTGCTATTCCAGAAACCTCATCCAACGTTTTCATAACCTTTTCCAGTTCTGGCATTTCATCCTCGACTATCACTCCATCTTCCACGATATCCAATAAGGATTCTTTTGCCGCTGACATTTTCCGAAACGAGGACAATGCTTTAACGGAAATTCTATCCAGATCCTCAAGCTCAAGCTTTGGTACATCGCATCCAAGCGGACACATTTCCCGGCAATACATATTCCTCAGTTCAGGAGCGTTATAGGTATCTGCCATTCTTAAAATGCTGTCCGGCGGTATGCACTTTGTAATGCCAAGCTCATAGTCCTGTAACTGCCCAGCTGAAATATGTAACTGCTCTGCAGCATACTCTTTTGAAAAAAACCTCTCGTTGTACTTTGCGGCTTCTAATCTGGCTTTACAGAACGGATTATCTGCTGCTTTTGTAGGACGTCTCGCCATTTATGTTTTTACCTCCATATAATAGAATTGTTTCACAAGGAAACATTGTTCTTATTTGGGACATTTGAAATCAAAAAAAGGTCATCTTTCTTATAATTTAACGCCTGTTTAATTTTGATTGGCACTTCCAATGAAGGATTTTTATTGTTGGAAGCATTTTCAATTTGTGTATAGTGAACACGAGATATACCTGCTTTATCCGCAAGTTCTTTTTGGGTCATATGCCGCTTGATTCTCTCCCTTTTTAATACTTCTCTCATTTTATCTCCTTTCTGTCCCGATTAGGAACATCTTATTTATTATAATAGTCCCTAATTAGGACATTGTCAAGCATTTTGTTTCTTTTTGGGACTTTTGTTTTTTTAATGTTGCTGTAAAGAACATCGAGAGGTAAAATAAAACGCAAAGGAGGTTTTTCATGGAGATATCAAACAGAATAAAACAGCTTCGAGAATCCGCCCGTTTAACTCAAAAAGAATTAGCAGATAAGTTATCTATTTCTCGCTCTACTCTTGCTGGTTACGAATCAGAAAGCAAACAGCCTTCCTACCAAGTCCTTGCTCAAATTTCTCGTTTTTTTAGAGTCCCTACCGATTATATACTTGGTGTCGGGGTGTTTGAAGACTGGGATTTATTACTAAAGAACAAAGAACCCATCATTAGGCAAATTTCATCTATGGCAGCTAGATTGTCTGTAGACATGCTGAATGGTGTAGATAATATATCATTTGCTCGACTTGCATACGCATTTGATGTACACGTGAGGCCAAATCAAGATGATGGAACTTTCGGAATAATTGCCACAGATCCTTTTCCTACATTTTCACAGGACTTTTTTCCTAATATAGAGGTTCTTAACGCAGATGAACAAAAACTTTTATCTATATTTCGGGAACTCGAAAATGATGATAGAGTTATTCTATACGGAAAAGCATTAGATTTAAAACGAACATCAGTTGCAGCTGATGCTCGTCACCTTAACAGTAAGGAAAAATCATCGCCTTCGAATGGTACCGAAGGTGATGCAATGGTTGGTTAAAAAATGATATAGCTGTCGAATCTTGTGATATATGAGAATGTAGCGGAAAAATATCGATAACAATAAGTCACAGA